GCTCGGCTTTTTTGAGGGTTATAGCCCCCAAGTAAGTCGGCGTGCATGAGTGCCACTTTTTTTTGCCTAGCTGGCAGCCGCGTATAAATCTCATTGATCGCAGCGGCTCGCTGTTTGTTTTCAAGCGCCTGCTCTGGGGTCGGGCGATGGCATGCCATGAAATTTAGCCTATCTGCCTCTATCAGAAAATCGTCCATGTATCTGACTTGCTTACGATTTTCTTTCACGGCTTTTCGCCTCCAGCGGCCCATAAAAATGCCGGGCGTTGACGCATAAAGCTCTTTGTCAATTCCGAGCCGAATCCAGTGAAAAATGTAGGTCGAAAAAGCGACGCCCTTATCTGGGTCGTATTTTTGGATGCCGATCAGCATGCTCTCTGCGGCGGCCTGAGCAAAGTCTTCATCTTCGGCCACCCGCATTTCCTTGGTAAATCGCCCGCTTATTTCTCGCATAATCAATGCAAGCATACTGCGGATAAGTAGTTCCTTGGCTTTCTCGTCTCCCGCTTTGGCTTTCCGTGCTAACTCGATTTGCTCAGCCGGAGGGATTTTCATAATTTGCTTACGCATGTACCATTCCATTTCTTTGCCCTCTCAATGTCTTCTATGACGTGCGGCCCAAATTGCTTAGCTGTGTACACCAAAACTCTCCAACCCTGAAGCGTGGCGGCTCGATACTTTTCAATGTCTTTTTCGTATCCGCCGGGCCTGATATGCCCCCCGCCATTCCAAACGCCTCCGTTAAGCTCCACCGCCACCTTTTCAGAGGGCCAAGCAAAGTCAAACCGCCAGCGTCGGTCTGGGTCGAATCGAAATTCCCGCTCAAAAGTGAGACCGGCTTTTGTTAGCATATCTTCTAGGGCCACCTCAAGATATGATGGAAGCCTTTTCCCCCTTACCATACCCTAGCCCAAATCGTCATGACTTTTAGATATTCCACCTGCAAATCAACCCAGATTTTGAAAAGGTCATTGCTCATTTCTTACCTCCTAGCATTTCAAGGATTGCCGCAACATTGCGCTTCCCATTAGCTTTATCATGCTCCGAAAGCGGGCTGCCTGTCAATAGCAAATGTCTTGTTTCTGATGAGCGGTCGGGCAGCAAATGCAAAGCAGCGGCCTGATTGATCTTCCCGGCCTCGACGGCCCGTTGAATCGTAAATTCCAGAGCATTCTTATCATGCCCGGCAGTTATTTGCCATCGAGCGGGTAAGCCCTGCTGTCGCGCCCTTTCAAGCTCTGCTACATATTTTGCAAGAAATGCCCTAGACGCCCCGAATTTGTCGCCGTACAACAGCATTTGAGATATGCCATCAGATGCCGACATCATCACAGAAGTCACGCTTGCGCTCGCCTCCTCGCTTAAAAGCACCGGCATCATTGTCGCCCAAGCTTCCTCCGGCGAAGGGTGGCCGTCCATCTTATGGATTTCGGTAAGCACGGCAGCAAGGCAAAAACATCCTTTTGTCGTATTGTCAGCGGCCGCAGCTAGGGCCTGCCTATATACAGGTTCGCCATACGGGAAGATTCGGCGGGCAATTGCCTGCATAGCCTCCTTTGAAAGCGTCGTGCCGGTGGCCTCTGCCGCCAGCTTGATCATTTTCCAGCAATTTCGTTTATCTTCGGCCTGTTCGTCCGGCTCTGGCATCACGTCGGCAAGCCGATCTTCGTCGCGGGCCTGCTGCATGGTCATTGTACGGCCAGTGTGAAATTGGGTGGAAAGTGCGGCGGCGTCTTGAGAGAGGAGGGAAATGGGGTGGAGAGCGACTACATACCGCTGATTTGGGTGCCAGACGAACCACGCCGCTATTGCCGGAGCGTCGTCGCCAAATAAACCAAGAATCCGCTTGAGAATTGTTCCTGTTTTACCTCCTTCGTGCAGCGGCGATCTGCCGTACCTCTTTCTATACGCCCCGTCATAGCTATCCCAGACGTCTTTAGCTGTAGTCTGCTGGGGAACTTCTGGCGGCGTTAGTTCGTCCATATCCTCACCTATAAGGATTATGCAAATGTCAAAAAAGTTAAACGAGTTTGAGATTCTTCTTGTTGAAGACTACATCCCAGAATGGTGCCAGCGAATCATTACTGCACGAGAAGAAGGCCAGTCCATTGCCGAGGCAGCGAAGATGTTATTTACCTCGGTCAATGTCTTGAAGCGAACCGCCGAAAAGCACCCGGAGTTTGCCACCGCGATGGAAATGGCGGAAACCCTTGCAGCGGCTTGGTGGGACTCCAAAGCCCGTGAGCATATTGTTCAGTCACCCAACGGGCCTAAGTTAGACACCCCATTGCTCAAGCACATTTACGAACGCTCGCTTGCTGGCTCTGGGGAGAGGCAAGCAAAAGGCCAAGTCACGGTTGTTGTCAAGACTTTCGAGGATGACGATTAGTGTCGTCAGTTGCGCAATATATCCACATACAAATCGTAAGCAGAACTACACTGAAACACCATGCAGATAGAAACGCTTGAAATGCACCCAATTTAAGCTCCGGATGAAAGTCTACAAATAAGCAGCCCGCAGCCGCGATCAACCACCCAAAAGCCAAGCCCAAAATAGTCATTCCTTTGCCGCTAATCATCATTACCCACCTCATCACAAAAAACACAAACAAGAATATCAAAACAAAAAACAAACAACATCCCATAGCACATCGACAAAAGCCCGGCAACATACAAAAAAACTGTCAATGCCGGGAATGATTGATCTGGGAATGTATCTACTATGGCGGCAATAAAAAACACAAGTCCCCACAAAGCGGCAACGCCAGAAAAGTATGTTATTATCAATTCCTTTTTAGTCATAGTCCGCACCAATAAGCATCACCGAGAAAAACACGCACAACCCGCCAATAAAAAAACATACCACACCCCAGAAAAAATCATGAAAAGACTGTGACTTAGCCGCCGCGTCGAAAAGGTCGATTCCCCAGCTGCCGAATACCACGCCACACAGCAGCAAAAGGATGACGCTGCACGATGTTGCGAAACTTTCAAGATTCACTTTTCTTCTCCTTGAAGACAGACTCCTGCACATCAATCACTTCCCCTCCGGTTGAGTGCATGCGGTAACCGGGTTTGTACCAATGATCCGGGTCATCCGTCGCAAAGCACCCGATTTTCTGAGTGCCCTCAATCCGATAGCGAATGATCCAGCATTTGTGGGTCGTTGCCTTTGCCATTACTTCCTCTCGTTCCGGGGCGGTATTTCTGTCACGCCGCTTTCGTAGCATTCAATAAAAAAGCCGTATGCTAGCCCTTGGTTAACTAGCATTCGGCCTTGCTGTTCAGATAGGTTGAAAAGCTTCAGGAACGATAAATCCCTGAATGGCAACTGCCCCATGTGATGGAAAACCAGCTCATAAAACAGCCATGCTGTTAGATTTTCAGGCCCGATTTCTGGTCTCGGGCTGAGGAAAACGCACTTTACATGATCTTTTTGCATTATTCATCCCATTCATCTTTTTTAACTATCGATTGGCTGTATTGAAGGTAAAGATCGTCCCCGGACGGTCCTCCTCGCCATGAAACAACAGCTACCCCGCCAATTGGCTGCCATCCACTGTTTAAAAAAACAGACAATTGAGACTCAAGATTGTATGACGTATTTGCGCTGACAATCATATATTCCATTATTTGATCACCCCCAACGCCTTTGCCCACTGATACCCGTAAGGCCCCCAGTAAAATTCTTCCGGTCGGAATTCCCCCAGAGGTTTTCTGTTACCCTTTCCAGGCTTGTTGTGGCGGTGCTCCAGCTCACGATATACGGCAATCGCATCTGAAAGAGTTGGGTATTGCAGCACTTCTTGCCCGGCCTCAATGCCCCAAATCCACTCAACTACATTGTAAATCTGCTGGCTTGCATCCATAATTTCGCCCTTAAACTTCGACCCCATAAAACTTAACCCAGTCACGCCCACCCTCTCCCCACGTAAAAACAGTGGGATCAAATGGCTTCCATGCTTTTTTCTCTCTGCATGTTTTCTCATGTCTCCTAGCTAGTCCCAAGTAAATTGCTGTTGCGTCGGCGGCTGAAGGGTTTGCTAGTATCTCGTAATAAATTTTATCGCCCCATATGTAATGAGCCAAATCCACGATCTCATCGTCAACCGTCCACATCTTCAGCCGCTCCTTTCCCTATATCGCTTTCTGTCAAGGCCCGGTAGTTAGCCTCGTCGAATGCCCTGATTATGCACTCAACGATTACCGACTGCAATGGCATCCGCTGAAAATATGGCAAATTCACTAGCGCTTGCTCAATGATGAAGCGCTTTTCGTGCGTGTTGTCAATGTAGGGCAGATGCTCAAGGCCCTCCGTCGCAATAACAACATGCTGCCAAATTTCTTGGTTTTTTTGGTCTGCGTGCCAAGCGACAGTCTTAGCCTCGTCGTATTCCATCCATGGTATTACAGGGTATCCGTTCATGCTACACCGCAATAAATTCCAACACTTTTGGCTCCGGGCTGACCGCCAAATAGGCAATCATCCCACCCCGCAGCAAATCCGGCTCAACTCGGTACCCGTGACGGGTATAGGCCGTCACAAATGCACTGCGCTTATCAAAGCCGCGTTTCAGCAGCTCCGCTTCTTGCTCTTTAGCGGATTCCGGCGCGGACTGCCCGTAGTGATATTCAACTGGTACGATCTTCATGATTGACCTCCGAGCAAATAGCGGCGATCAAGGTCGGCGAGGCATGCTGCGTACTGCTCTTTTGTAATGCCGCCGCGCTCATACGATAGCTTGTAAACGGCCATCCGATCTTTGTATTCTTGCTTGGTCATGGTTTTCTCCTTTGTCGATAGGCCCATGTTACTCCGATTAGCCAGAAGTGCTAGTGCCGTTCATCGGCTGCATTTTTCCAACAAACTCAGATGGCTTGATATAGCTGCTTGTTCTCTCATCATCCGCCATTCTCGGCGCTACAATCGCAATGGCGTTTTGGACACTCGCATAAAAAAGCCCGGTCGCGTCGTCAAAAGCAAGTGGGTATTCCTTTCCTTTTCGGCCTATCTCGATTAAAGACAGCGCGTCGTCGACTGCTTTTTTATATTTCCAAAATATTTCGTCCGTTGCTTTTGTTTTGCTGGAGAGCCAGCATTCTGGAAGTAAAATATTTCGCCATCTTGGGAATTTGCCTTCGACGCTCTTGTATTCGACCGTGTGCCCCGCCCCGTGCTGGACAATTCTTCGCGCACCCCATGCCGCTTTCTCGGGTAAAATCTCCTCTGCATCAATCACGACTGTATCTTTCCTTGATATTGCCGCCAACATCTCCCGCGGCAATATAACCTCTCCGTTCGTTTCAATTTTTTCATCCGGCTGCCATTGCACGAGCATAATATGCCCATTACTGGCTACCATATAAAACCCGCCCGGCTCCCATTCAATCAGCACGCCGTTCAGGTAATACCTGATGTCGTCTTTTGCGGCGAAAATCAGTGCCGCTTGAATTTTATTGCCAGCAATTTCAAGTCTTACTTCTGGACCCATTTAAAAATCTCCTTGTTTCGTTCGTTAATGTCGCTATCGTATGGCCCGTCTTTTCGATGAAACAGCGTGTAGTCCTGAATTGACTTTGGGCGCATGAAGCGAGCGCGGCAGGATTCTACGTATGCCGCGTAATCCGCTTTTGCGTCGTCGTCCCAGATCATACCTCTACCTCGCGCTTGATGATTTCGATCAGGGTTCTCGAAAGACTCTCGTGCTCTGAAAATTCTGTGATAGTATCGCCTAGCCCATACAGAGATCTACTATCTGTGCATATATAAACCTCGCCGCTATCATATCTCCAAAGGTGGATATAGACTTTCTTGGTCTTGGCGGGCATTTTTGTGTGCTGCTCAAGCTCAGAAGGGAGCCTTTCTACCATTATTTCCCTTGATGGATCATCGTAGGGCGCCATTGCACATGCAATAGTGTCTTTCCCGGAAAGAGTCCCCAAGTACCTGTGCGCCGTTCCTTTTTCCGTATAAGACAGCTCTCCATTTCTAAATCGCTCTAGATCGAACGGCCCCATTTTAGGGCTTGGTGCTTGCTCTGGCTGGGGCGGCTCTTCTGGAGCGGATGCAACTTCTTCAGCAGTGAATAGCAAGCTATCCCAATGTAGGATTTTTTGCTTTTTGTGTGGGGCGTAATCTTCAAGTACCCAGCAGTCATCCGTTACGCCCTGTCTCGGCTTCTCCCCATACCAAAAAATGTCTCCACTAGAGTCGAAAGCATAATACCCATGCTCTTTTGGGTGTTCGATAGCCAGCCTCAGAAAATCCAGCGCTGCTTTTCGTAATTGATCGGTCATGTTAGTTATCCTCTCTTAATGAAAATGTATTTGAATGCGACGCAATTTCAATCAACAGGCCACCCCAAAACCATTACTAATCAATGGTTTGCTGCTACTTTTACGCTGCTAAGTGGCTAGCGACTGTGAAGGTAGTTTCAGAAAAGTCCTCACGACAACAAGCTTTTCTTCTTCCCTGCATTCAATTTCGTAAGCATCCTCCATCCAATCAATAGAGCCTGGGTCACCATGCTTACCCCCGCCATACCAGTACACCCAGCCCACCCATGAGCCATCAGGCATTTGCATGGCCACGCTTTTACTCTCATAGTGGCTTGACCATTCGCAATCTAGCCCCGTATCAACCGTACCGGCTCTAATCTCTTCCTCGGCGTCCCAATTTTCGTCAGAGTCCACCAGCTCTGAATATAGTTCATCAATATTTGGACATGGGTATTCAGGCAATTGCCTGCCGCGCCATTCCGCATTTTTTGCAACAACAGCCCATTTTAATTTTTGAGTCGGAGTCATTTTTCACCTCGTTTACTTTCTCTATCAAGACGCTCAATCTCTGCAACGATCAGTGCCGCAGCCTTGATCAGCTCGCGCCGACGGTCTCCCGCTCCGCCTGCACTTCCTCAATAATACTCATGATTTTTTTCCTCATTCATCCCAAGGGCATCCCAACAGCTCATCAATACTGAAAATCGCCGATTGCCAATCGAAATCATCTGATACGACCAGCTTTGCAATGGGGGCGTAAATCATCAAAAAGCTATCGCTGTACGACCATCGCCCCCTGCTGTCTGGCTCTGGCTTGCTCAGGTAGAGCGCTGCGCGCCCATTTCGCTCAACCGCGACCCATTTAAAATCGGAAATATCCATCATATCGCGCGCGGATTGAATGTGCGATACCAGCATGTTTTTGACATGGTCCATTTCTGCCATAGCGCCCTCACTTAGAAAAATACCGATAAAAAGCCCGATCAGCCTTGATCTTATCATGATCTTGCCAGTCGATGCAATGATTTACAATATCCCGCAATGCCCAGTATGCTGCTTTACCGTCTCGCGGGGAACTCCAAATATTTCCAGCGGCGTGCTTTGATACATCGCTATCAATCTCACGACGCTGATAGTCTTTGGCTATTGCTCGCCTTCTTTGGTGTGTTTGTTTTTTCCAATCAGCAGTTGCTTTTTGTTTTGTGCCGATAATGTGGAAAAAAGGAGAGCGTTTATAGCTGCGTGACATCACTCATCCTCTTCTTCGTCCTCTTCTGGGTTCCAGCCCTTTACCCGATAAGCGAATGCCTTCCAGCGGGCATGCTCATCAGGATTCCGGTTTTTTTCTGCGATATGCTGTTTAGTAATCTCGCCCCCAAGCAGCTCAAGCGAACCGCAGTTGTAACCGATGTCTTCGTCCGCAAACTCGATGCTGATTAGCTCGTCCGGGTATTGTGTTGATAGCGCAATGAGCACGGGCTTGGGCAAAGACCACGCAGTTGCGAAGGTTGCCGTGCCTGCTTCAGGGTCTGCTGATTGTTCGCATGCGTTCCATTTCGTCCCCCAAAGGTCAATTGCGGCCGCCATTGGATGTGGGTAGCCACATTCTTGGATGTTTATCAGCATTGCTTCCAGCTGTGCCAATTCTGGCGGATTCAGCTGTTCCCGGTTGATGTGCCGCCGATTTGAGGCTTCAAGGCTTGCAATGAGGGAGTTCGCATTCAGCGCAGCGTTCGTTTCCTTCTTTGCTAATGTTTCGGCGCTAACAGAAATGTCCTGTCCGACAAGGAGCCGACACGGCAAAGGCACGATGCGCGAGAAGTCAATCTTGCCCTCTTCGTTCAGCATTGCCTGAATGACGCGAGGGGACGATTTGATATTTGTGGTAACCCAGTTTGGCATGATTGATCTACTCCTGACTATTCACGTTACTTTCATGACTCCGGCAAAGCTCCAGCGCCTGCCGACCCAATGCCGTCGTGTGGTATTGCATGACACCACGAGGGCCGCTTGGCCGCTTTTCCATTAACTCCATTGCGGATAGCCGCTGAAGCGTCAGGAAGTCACTGAATCCATTTTTACGCATCGTCGGGACCACCTCCCCGCCAGATAGGCCCGCATGCAACAGGTAATATGCGTGGGAATGACGGAAAAACATTTGGCCGTCATCCAGCAGTGTAGTGCCTAAAATCAGGTACACGCGGCCTTTGTCGTCGCGGATGGCGAAAGTTGATGCCGTAGATTCGACTTTCATGATTCTTCTCCGGTTCGTTGTTGATGATTCATCATACACCTTTCTCTCAGGATGCAAGCAGAAAATTTAAAAGAGCCGCTTGCAAAATAGGCGGATATGTGCTACATTACAGCCAGATGTAAAAGAGAAGGGGTAAAAAATGAGCAAGTTCTATACAGTCAGGTACTACCTTCCGCACTGGCGTCGAGTCAGAACGGCGGAATTCTTGACACTAAATCTGGCAAGGACGTTTGCGAGAGAGATGTGCGATTCATATGAAGGCATGAAAGCTGAAGTGTATGAGGGGCCGGTACCAGAAGTCAATCAGCTGGATTCCTTTCTAAAGGCTTACTGGAGCACAAGCAAGGGGGTAAAACTCAACTACGCCGGCAACATCCGATACGGACTATAGCAATTATCAATAATTATCCCGAGGGCGATAAAAAAAATCAATCGATATTTACAAAAAACAGTTGCACTTTTCTCGAAACTCTGATCTAATGAAGTTACTGCTTGGTTTACAAGCAGACGCACCCCAAGCGATATCAAGCGGTCACACCTTGCCGGCGTGGGAGAAAAGAGGGAAATGATTGCCCCGGTAGATGACTGGGGACCGCCTGATAGTGCCAACCTGTCAGGGGACGTCGCATTAAAGAGTGATGCCGGGAGACCGGAGCGGGGCGTAGGGACGTACGATAACCGTCAGCGACAGATACGGGCAATCAGGGACAGGCTATACAGTAAGGACGGCAGGCAGGGGGATCACTCAAACCCCAGTCTATGATGTGTCATGTCTGGAGATAATTGAATGTATTTGTTTTGGACTACCTACGAAGACCGCTTGTTCATAATCCCAACACTAACCATTACCGTGACAGATGTGACAGTAGCTTTTTCGCTGATCTGGCTGCATATGATTGGCGGCGTGATGTTTGGCAATTTTCAGGAGGATGAAGAATGATTGCGACGTATTTCGAACAGATGCAAGGTGAATTCCAGCTCCTTCCAGCGATTCAATTTCTCTGGGACGCAGAGGGTAACGACGGTGGCGCTATCGAGCTGGCGTGGCTTTGGTGGTGCCTTGGCGTGGCAGTGGGGCCGCAGGAGTAAAAAAAGAGCCGGGAGACCGACTCCATTTTCATTTTTTGTTTTGTCGCAAAGAGTCCTCAAAGTCTGAAAATTCTTCCAGATATCTGGCGCGTTCTTGGTATACCAACGCTCGGATTGCTGACGACTCTATTTCATCTGCAAGTTCGATGATGCGCTGAAGGCACTCAAGTACCCCGGTCATTTCTGCGCGGCGCTTTGCTATTTCAAAGTCTCTCATGATTTCCCCCTAGCCGTAAGATGACAAAGATGTTTCTCCGCTTAACTTCATAAAACATCTGCCACGTTCCGGAAGAAACACAAATACCTCCGCATCAACAAACCGTACGCCAAGGGATTCCGCCTGTTTTAGGGCGCGGAGGGTGGCGACTCTCTGATAATTCCTAGGCTTGACGTCTTTGCCTAGGTGAATTGTGATTTTCATGATTGCGGCTCCTTTAACTCTCCATTAATTCTTATGTCGCGCTGGTCGCTATTCCAGATGAAGATTGCTTCGGTATATAGCCATTCTTCTGAGAGTAGATACTCGCGGGCCACCTCTTCTGTACATTTGACTTGTGAAACAAACATCGCTATCAATTTAGCCTTTTCTGATGGTGGTGTATAGATTGCCATGATCTTCTCCTTGAGTTGTGTTGCTGTTTCGATGAGTCCAGTATCTCAAATATCAACACGCGAATCAACTACCGTTTGTCGGAGAGAGAAATGTTATGTTATAACATAACAAAAATTGGTTGATAAAGTCAACCATCTATCAGAGTAACGATTCGACATTTCCATAACTATCGAAATGATAAAAGTGATAAAAATGATAAATCTGATAATGATGGAATCCACAGAAGAGGTTGCGTGCAAATAGATTGTGTACAATTTGTTGTGCAGTGCAAAAGGCCGACTAGCGGCCTGTTTGCTATCCGTAGCTTGCGTCAAGCCATTTGTTTACCAATGTCAGTGCCTTACGCGCCGAATGTACGTCGCCAGACCTGAATGGGGTGCCGTGCCGCGCCTGATCGTCATCATTGATTAGTTGGAACGTGATTGCGGACTCCGGTCGGGATGCGTCACGGAAAACGCGAATCTCGCCGTTAGAAAAGCTCTGCTCCATCTCTCTTCCCCTCGGTTAATCCGTTGCAGTGATGCCATCTTCTCACAAGGCCGCAGTCCTAGCAACTGCCGTTCGTCGCTCAAGTAACCGCCGACGAACGGCATTGCGCAATACGCTGTCTGTGGTAATATAGAGCCATATACAGGAGCTACGATCATGGACCACACAGCACAAGACCTAGTCAGCATCATTCAGAATCACAATATGGCTGCTTTCGTCCGCGCAGACGGCCGCATAGAGGCTACCGAGGTGTACGCATACGATGAGTCAGAGCAGGTGACTCTGGAGCCAACGCTGGCCGCCGTGAAGGCATGGCTTGGGTATTAGGAGCGACGATCATGGGCAAGACACTCATTTTTCTGCTGGCCGCATGCGCAATAATCGCGCTTGCTTTTTTTGCTGCGCGTGGTATGATAACGCTGTGGGTGTTTAGGAGGCAAGCATGTTTGATTTAGACAGAATGATTGTCGAGCTGAGAGCGGCGCGGAATGAGATTGGCAGGCTGGAAAAAGAAAACAAACAGTTAAAAGAGCTTGTGGCTAAGGCTATCGAGATGTTGCGCGAGCCGAGCAAACAGAGCGTCGAGAATGCTGCGATGGGTGGCGCGCTAAGAGCGGCTGTTGCGCGGATGAGCGGCAAACCATGAAAGAGCTGATGATTGACGGCTATGTAGTCACCGACATAACATTGCGCACATGGGAGCACGCGCCCGGCGTAGAATGGCCGATGATATGTTTTTCCTCTTCTGCACCTAACGTTGCAGGCTTCCGGACATGTATGTCAGCTGCGCTGTTTTGGGAGAAAGTTAATCGACATGAGGTTGACAAAGATGGGAAATAAATGGATCAACGCGGACGACCTAGAGAGGGTAGCAGCCGCACTCAGCTCGACTAAAATAGAGAACAAGCTACTCTTGGTAGATGATGCAGTCTACCGGATGCTGCGCAGATTTACAGAGCCGCCGCGTACAGATGGCTGGAAATGCTATCGCGAGGCTGAGCGCAGAGTTCTGAACCCGTACCACCCGCACAAAATCACAGAGATTGTGATGATGCCGGATGGGACGATCAAGATAACGAGGCATTGGAGGGATTGAGATGTCGAAGCGAGCCACAATCAAGCATTGTGACTGTAACTGGCTATGGGAACTGGTTGACCGTGGCCCTGGATGGGATGGGCATGATGCTGCGGCTATTACGGCTGACGTGGTTGAGAATGTAGAGAAATTTATGCAAATGTGCATGGATGCGCCTGACGTGATCCCTTGCAGGAATGGCGGGATAGGGCTAGAATGGGCAAAGAATGAAGATAACTGGGTGGCGGTAGTGATCCAGAGCAAGCGGTATAAGATGACTGCGACCAAGGATGGTAAATTGCTAATGAAGAGCAATAACTGCATAGATGCTCTTCTCGACGACGGCGATGGCGTATTCGAGATGATTGAGGAAGTCATTAAATGATCCGCAACTCGCCCCCTGAAAAACGCTGCCCCGGTTGCGGCTGCTACAAACCAGTTGACAAGCGCCTGCCGGGCGATGTAGTATGTTTTGATGGTCCGGGAGCGTTCGACCAAGGCGAGGATATGAGCTGGTTGTTCCCGAAGATTGAGCAGGATTGGGAGAGTGGTGATGACATCAAAGGCAACACAAATACCTGAGGGCTTGCTTGGCTTGTCGCGCAAATACCTGACAGTGCGAGCATGCGACGAATCAGTATGGGGGCTTCCTGTTTCTAAAATCATCGGGCATTTTATTAATTCCGCTAAGATTGACCTTCGCGATTACATAGCTCAGGAATTAGCAAAAGAGGAAAAATTTTTTAAAGATAGATTCCCGCGCTTATTGTATTCGCACGCGACAATAATGATGAAGTGGGAGGATTTCGACGGGGAGGAAGTATTGATTTTACCGTCTCCCGGGAAAGGCACGTTACGTACAGCGCTACCATATAAAGGAATAGTTGATATGCCTGAATCCTCGTATTAATCAAGGAGAAGCCGCCATGACATCAACGATGATACCAATACCTAAAGGCGGCATTCTGGGTTTTGTTATAAAATACCTGACGGTCCAGATGCCGGATGGCTCTGAATGGGCGCTACCGATGAGCGTAATAATCTCACACAAGGTAAGAAAAACAGGAGGGAATTTAGAAGACGTGGTTGAACTTTTTCGCCGGAAAGAATGGTATGCTGTTGACTGGGTGACTGATAACATGGCTTGGGAAGATTTTTACGGGCAAGAAATAGAGATCAAGCCCCCGCCAAGGCATTTTATTAAGCTGAGCGAGGCAGATTGGGCAAACGGAATAGTTGACATCCCCGAAGCTTTGTGTTAGGATTGGTGTCAATAGTGGTTAATAAGCCGGTAGCTTAATGGAAGAGCGCCAGCTGCGCAAGCTGATGGTCGTGGTTCGATTCCACGTCGGTTTACTACTTCGCCAACATAGCTCAATTAAGCCGCTTCCCCCTTGCGGCTGCTGGTAGAGCGGGCTTGGTGTCTCCTACCAAGCCACGGATGCCGGGTTCGAATCCCGGCTGTTGGCACCTAATTTAATAGAGGGAATCTATCAGCCGCATCATCCTCCCGGCTAATGGCTGGGAACCTCGCCCCTATCAACGCCCTGCTTGGAATTACCTTGAGCGGGGCGGTCGTCATGCCGTCCTATGTTGGCACAGACGTGCAGGCAAGGACGATCTAGCCCTTCACCGCATTGCTGTAGAAGCCATGCGCAGACCTGCCACATACTGGCACATGCTGCCCGAATATGCTCAGGCGCGCAAGGCAATTTGGAACGCGGTAGACCCGCACACAGGCAAGCGCCGTATAGACATCGCATTTCCTCACGAAATCCGCGAAAACGTCAACGAGTCGGAAATGTTCATCCGATTCAAAGGCGGCTCCACCTATCAGCTCGTCGGTAGCGATAGCTACAATAAATTGGTCGGCGCATCTGTGCGAGGCATCGTAGCATCAGAGTGGGCGCTGGCCGATCCGGCAGCATGGGCATTCATGTCCCCGATTTTGGGCGAAAACAATGGTTGGGCGCTATTTATCTCCACGCCTCGCGGGCGCAATCACTTCTGCAAGATGTTCGAGTCGGCCAAGAAGAACCCGGACCATTTTGCCCAGCTTTTGACGGTCTCGGATACCAAGGTCTTATCTGAAAAATTCCTGACTGAAGACCTGATCACCAAGAAAGACCTATTTGGTGACGACGAAGGCTTGTCGCTCTGGCAGCAGGAATACCTGTGCAGTTGGGATGCTGAGCTATTAGGTAGCTACTACGGCAAGTTAATCTCTGCCATAGAAAATGACGTGCGCATACAGGCGAATACCTACAATCCGCTATTGCCGGTACATACCGGATGGGATATTGGGTTCTCCGATGACACTAGCATATGGTTCTTTCAAGTCTACCCAAAGGGCGGCTTGGTCATGGTCGATCATTATAGCAACCACGGCAAGGATATTTTACATTACGCTGAAGTAATTCATCAGCGTGACTATAAATACGGTAGCCATTATTTGCCCCACGACGCTTTTGCGCAAAATATCCATAATGCTGGAAGATGTATTGCTGCCCAATTAAATGCCGAGGGATTGCAGAATATAAAGCAGGTCCGAAATGAGACAGTAACTAATGGTATATACGCCGTAAAGCGCGTTTTGAAAAAGGCGTTTTTTGATGAAAAATGTGAGACGGCAATAGAATCATTGCGAAACTATCAGCGCGAGTACGACGCAGACCGCAAATGTTTCAAGGATAAGCCGCTTCATGACTGGACTTCGCACGACGCCGACGCGATGAGATATGTCGCGCTTGGCTATGAAGAGATCATCGAGCGGCAACCGCCTGCGCCGACAACCGAACTGGAACTATTCCAAGGGTTGCGGTCAAAGACATCAACGAGACATGACGATAGGATTTAACTATTATGGCAACGCCGTTCACGCCCAGCTTTGGGTTCTCTCAGACGCTCAGCCTAACCTCTGGCTCTTCTACCAGTGTAACATTCACAGGCGCTGCTGCCAACAACAATCAGGTTCTCGTCACCAACCTTGGCCCCGGCACCGCTTGGGTTCGATGGGCATCGGCAGCTACCACCGCCTTGGCGTCTGGGGATTTGCCAGTCCCGGCCAGCGGCAGCATCCTGATCAACAAATCAAGCGTCACCAACACATTTGCCGGGATTACTAACGCACTTACCGCGTCGCTTGTGCTGACACCGGGTGAGGGGGATTACAGATAATGGCTATCGCGCCGCTCAGCAAAGGGGATCAGGCGGATAGCGAGCAGGTACGCTATTGCACCATCATCGACGAGTATGAGAAAGAATATGAGTCATGGGAGGAACGTGCGAAGAAGATAACTGAACGCTACCGTGACGAACAAGAAAGCTCCCGCGACAGGTCTTCAGCACGCAGAACCAAGCGGCGCTACAATCTATTTTGGTCTAACACACAGACAAAGAAATCAGCCCTTTACGGGAAAGACCCGAAGCCCTATTGCGAGCGGCGCAATGACCAAAAAGACCAAGTAAGCCGAGGCGCATGTCAGGCGCTTGAAAGCCTGATTAGCTATCAAATGACTTGCGGGAGCAAGCTCGGTCCCGTGATGAAAAAGTGCGTACTTGACTGCCTGCTTGGCGGCAGGGGTACCGCATGGGTGAGACTCGAACCGCATTTCAGAGATATTCCAGACTCGTCACTGAGCAATGACGAAGATGACGACGAGTCAGGGGATTCCGAACAGAAGCCGCAAGAAATTGCCTATGCTGAAGTAGCATTTGATTACGTACACTGGAAGGATTTTGGTCACAACATTGCTCGTAGCTGGGAAGAAGTGTGTCAAGTATGGCGGATTTGCTATAAATCCCGCGAAGAGCTGATCAATCGCTTTGGGCCGCAGACAGGTGCAAACATCCCGCTTGACCATTCCGCCAAGGTTGGCAACGAAGACAAAGCGGACCTACCAGAGGGCCAACGACGCGCTACGATTTATGAAATCTGGGACAAGTCCAGCAAAGAGCGGATTTACCTGCACAAAGACATGTCCGAGCTGCTTGAGCGGATGCCAGACCCAATGGATTTTGAGGGGTTTTTCCCATGCCCTCGTCCGCTCTACTCTGGACTGACTAATGATTCGTTGATTCCGTTACCGGACTACGCTCAGTATCAAGATCAGTGTGCAGAGTTGGACCGGCTGACGCAACGAATAGAATCGCTTTCTCGCCAGCTTCAGCTTAAGGGCGTTTACGATGGGACTAAGGCCGGGCTGGAGAAGCTGCTTGACTCATCGACCGATGGAACCCTGATTCCAATCTCAAACTGGGAATCTTTCGTCAAGGATGGTGGCGTTTCTGGCGGTATCAGCTGGATGCCAATCGAAGTGATTGCGGCCGTATTGCTCCAGCTCTACGAAGCCCGCGACAAAGTCAAGCAGGAAATCTATGAAATCAGCGGCATGTCTGACATTCTACGCGGCGTGTCAGACCCAAGAGAGACCGCCACAGCCCAGCAGATCAAGAGCAGCTTCGCGCAGGGACGACTAAAAGAGGCCCAAGGTGAAGTACAGGAGTTCGCCCGCGAGCTGCTTCGGCTGGCTGGCGACGTTATTTGCAAACATTTCCCGCCCAATGTCATTGAGATGACTAGCGGCCTGCAATTCCCGCACGAGGCTCAGATTCAACAAATCAAACTTCTCCAGCAGCAGGGAATGCCGCTCCCTCCTGATGCTCAGAGCATATTATCCCAGCCAACGTGGGAAAGCATCATCGCTCTGCTGAAAAACGAAGAACAGCGGGAAATCCAAGTCAACATCGAAACTGACTCCACGATCCTGCAAGACGAAGAGCAGGACAAGCGTAGCCGCTTGGAATTCATGCAGACCATCGGGCAGTTCTTGGCCCCCGCCATGCAATCCATGCAGGAATACCCAGCGACAGCAAGCCTGATCAAAGAATCCATTATGTTCGTAATCAGGGGCTTTCGTATCGGTCGTCCGCTTGAAGGACTGTTTGAAGAGACTTTAGAACAATTGGTCAATCAAGTCAATAGCCAGCCAAGCCAATCTCAGCAACTTCAACAAAACAAGTCGGGCGAGGGCAAGGCGGCCCCTGATCCGCAAATCGAACTTACCAAAATCCAGATGCAAGCGCAAGCGGACATGCAGCTTGAACAAATCAAGGCTCAGAATCAGGCTCAGCTCAAGCAGATGGAGATTGACGGGAAAGCCGCAATCGCCAAGCTGCAAGAGGAGTATAAGTTGCAAGCCAAATCAATGGAGCTGTCTCTGGACCAGCAGATGCGAGAAAGAGAGATGACCATGAATGCCTATCAAAATGAGCAGGAAAGAACACAACGCATGCAGATTGAATCAGCCAAGCAAATCGGAGGCGAAGGCAATGGACAAGATAGCAATTCTTGAGAGGCTTCTGGAGATCGCCAAGGAAGAAAAAGAGCTTCTTGGCAAGCTGACAGGGACAGAGCTGCCTGCCAAGAAAAATGAAATATCAGAAAATGGTGGTCTTGAAAATGCTTTGGAAAAGCAGCTAGAGCGGCAGCTTGAGGAACTGAAAGAGCAAGCCAATAAAGCAATAAAGAAACTGGAAGGCCAAAAAAACCCAAATTTCCCGCCAAAGGTATCATATCTGATGCAGGAATAGCCATGCCAATCTACCAAGCCAGATGCCCGTCTTGCCGCAAAGCCCAAGATTTTTTTGCGATGATGGCTAACCGCGACGACACGCCGATGTGCTGCGGCGTCAAAACACAACGAGAGATCACCCCGGTTGGTGTGATGCCAGATATTGCTCCATTCAGGTCGATGGCTGATGGAAGCATCATCAACAGCCGGTCGGCGCTCCACAGCCACCTTAAGCAACATGATCTAATTTTGGGCGACGACCTGTTTGCCGATAAAAGCAAAATAAAGCCGCGAGAAATCGAAGTCGACGAAAAGTCAATCGAAGAGTCCATTTTAACAGCAAGGGAGCAATTACGCAATGTCTGATTTTGACAACAGTCTGAACTCAGAAGAAATCAACTTAGTTACTGATCAAGTTGACCTTTCTGGAGAGTCCGCAGCCGAGCCGACAGAACAATCAGCAGAACCGCCAGCAGCGGAGACGATTGAGCAGACTGTTGACAGACTTGCGGCAGAGATGCTTCGTGATGAAAAGGGCCGATTTGCGGGCAAGGCAACCAAGGCGGAAGAGCCTGCACAGCCACAGCCAGCAGCCGACCAGCAGCAAGCACAGCCTGCTGATACAGCTATTGCGCCAGTACCAGAAAAAATCCCTCAGAACGCGCCGGCAGAAGTAAAGCAGGCATGGGGGTCGCTGCCCCAACAGGTCAAGGACTACATCAACACCAGAGAGCTGGATTTCCAGCGCGGCATGTCTCAACACGGGCAGCTAGCCAGCATTGGAAGGCAATTCCAAGAGGTTTTGACGCCTTACATGCCGGTAATACGGCAGTATGGGGCGAACCCGCAAGAGCTTGTTCAGCAGGCATTACAAACTATTTATGAACTTCATGTATCAACCCCGGAACAAAAAGCACAGAAGCTTGTCCAAATCGCCAATGTTCACGGCATAAATCTTCAGCAACTAGCTCAGACGCATGCCCCAGAGCAAGACGTATATGTTGATCCGCATACCGCACAGCTACAACAACAGGTGCGGCAAATGCAGGACTACATTAACAGTATTCAGCAGCAAAGTCAATATGCGCAATTCCAGCAAGAGCAAATTGCTCAGCAAGAAGCGCAAAGTATTTACGATAAGTACGCCAGTAACCCGGCCTTCCCGCACTTCGCGGCCTTAGGCCCAGAAATGGCGATGCTTTTGAATAGCGGCAAAGCAGCTAACGTTGAAGACGCTTACAAGCAAGCCCAGTATCTTGTCCCGGAAATCCGGCAGCAGGTTATTGAGAGCGAGCTCAAGCAGCGACAAGCGGCAGCAGCGGCCGAAGCAAAGAAAGCGGCAGCGGCGGCAGGATTAGCAGGAGGCAATCCATCCGGCACTGCGCCGACAGCCAAAATGGGCAAAAAAATGACAGTTGATGAGTCTATAGAGATGGCTTTGCGTCAACTTTCATCCAACTAAGGACTACGGATCATGGCAAACCCCGGCTTATCAGAGCTGGCGACGATGACTCTGCGGAATCGTTCCGGCATTTTGCGCGACAACGTGACAGAAAACGTCATGTTGCTGAAGCGTCTCAACGAAAAAGGCAACGTCAAGCCAGCAGACGGCGGACGCACGATTATCCAAGAAATGGAATATGCCGAGAACTCGACATACACCCGCTTCTCTGGGTATGAAACTATCAACATTACCCCAAGCGATGTGTTTACCGCTGCGGAGTTCAATTGGAGTCAAGCGGCTGGCGCAGTAACCATTTCTGGGCTGGAACGCATCCAAAACAGCGGAAGCGGCAAATCAATCGACTTGCTGAAGTCCCGCATCAAGAACCTAGAAAAAACCCTGCAAAACAACGTCGGCGCCGATACGTATTCCGATGGCACCGCAGACGGTGGGCGTCAGATTGGCGGCTTGCAGCTCTTGGTTTCCTCCACTCCAACCACCGGCACTGTTGGCGGCATTGACCGCAGCACTACGGCGGGCACCTTTTGGCGCAACAAGGTATACAAGGCCACTACTGATGGCGGCGCAGCAGCAACAAGCGCTAATATCGTCAGCTATATGAACCGTCTCTGGGTTCAGCTTACCCGCAACAAGGAAAAGCCTGATCTGATCCTTGCCGACAATAACTACTTCCTCCTTTATCTGGAAGCGATGCAAGGCAAACAGCAAATCATGGTCAACAGCTCCTTGGCTGATGCTGGCTTCCAGAACCTGAAGTTCAATGGCGCTGATGTCGTGCTTGACGGTGGTTATGGCGGCTCTTGCCCATCCAATACCATGTACTTTTTGAATTCCGACTATCTGTACTGGCGTCCTCACCCTGACTACAACTTCACCGTTCTTGGCGGCGAGCGCGAAAGCACCAACCAAGATGCGATGGTAAAGCTGGTCGGTGTTGCCGGTCAAATGACAATGTCGAATGCCTTCATGCAAGGCGTTCTGATTAACACCTAAGCGGAGTATATATCATGGCAAGCTGGATTGCAACTGATCCTATTTTGGGCACTGCTGATGTCTCCGCGCAGACTACCGTTGCGGGGCCGATGAATGTGCAGGCAAACACGGGTTCTGGCCGGATGCTGTTTCCCGGCCAAGAGCAGAATTTTCGACATAATGACCTAGGCGCGGGGCGTTTGCAATATTTGCGTGCTGCTGTGGCGATCACCTCTGGCAACATCTGCGAAACAAGCCAGTCGATGATTGCGTCTGCTTGGGCAGGCACCGCCAACTCTGGTAGACCTTTGGCCGTCGCTACAACCACACTGGCCTCCGGCGAGTATGGTTGGTTCCAGAAAACCGGAAACGCTGTTATCACCTGTTCTGGCACCGTTGCGGCTGGCGACAAAGCGTTCTATGCCGCTGATGCAACCGTAAAGACCGCGTCCGGCGCAGGCAAACAAGTGCTGAATTGCGTGGCCGTAACAGCCAACGGCGGCACCATGGGCAACCTGACTGTGGCAAGCACCAATGCAATTTATAACATTGACTACCCGTTCGCACAAGGGCAGATCAGCTAATTAGGGGATTCTTATGGATGATGGTTTTTTTGACATGTCGGTTTACAAAGCAAAAACAGAGTTCGGGGACATTCAGACCCGGAAAGATTGGATGCGTGACGACGAAATCACAGTCACGTTCTATCGTGACCGGGAGCTGCAATACTGGAAGTCATACGACTTTGATAATGGCGGATCGGACAAAAAGCCGATATGGGGCGAAGAAACAGACTTCATCCGTATGGAATTTCTCCGTTCCGGGGTTGGAAAGCAGCTTACTGTCATCGAGCGTCCGGCAACGGACGAAGATAAGCGCCGCTTCCAAGCCCACTGGAATGCCTACCAAAGGGGCCTGCCTCTCATGGAAAAGGGGCACCCTCTTGTGCAAAACGACCTATTCACGTCTGGCGACATTCGGATGCTCAAAGAGCATGGATTCAAAACATTTGAACACGTAGCCAAAATGCCTGACGGCTGTTCCTTTTTTGGCTCGCAAGCCCTTAAGGCCAAGGCTCAGCAATTCGTTGAGGCCATCAGCCAGCAAGTGACGCCAGAAGCCTTGCTTGAAAGATTTGAGGCGCAGCAACGGTCAATGCAGGAAGACCGCGCCGCGCTTGAGTCTGAAAAGCAAATCATCCTTGAGGCAAACAAATCCATGTCAGCGGAACTGGAAGAGGTTCGCCGGCAGCTTGAAGAAATGAAACGAGGCAAAAATGGCAATTCTCGGTAACTTGATGTCGTTTTTTGGCCCAGAGCGGTCAAAAGCAATTACAGGCAGCCTCCAAAAAGGCAAAACCGCTACCGGTACCGTACAGTCTGATGCCTTCCTGTTGAGCGATCATACAGAATTCAGCACCACAGCAAGCGGAACTGGGGCGCGGCTTCCAGCGGTTGGCTCTCGGTTTGGTGATGGAACCGTAATCTGGGTGGTCAATAACGGAGCAAATACACTGAAGGTCTATCCACCAACCGGCGGCAAGATCAACAACGGCACCGCCAACGCAAGCATCAACCTTGCAACGCTGACCAACGCCGCTTTTATGTCTGATGGCGCGGGTAATTGGTATAAGCTGGGCGGATAATTTTTTATGAAAAAAGTTATATGCGACGCGTGCGGAGCTGAGCTTACAAGGGCAAACTCTTTTGTCTTCCTTGTTCATTTGAAGCATGGCACAAAATATGTTGATAGCGACATGAATCCTATCAGTGGAAGGCAAGAAGATGTTGATTTGTGCAACAAATGTTACAATGAAGTAGTGGGCGCTGCTGTATCTTTGTTGCTAAAAAAGCAACAAGAAAAACAAAAGGGCTAACATGGCCTCCAAAACGCTTTTGGCAATCTGCCAAATGGTCGCGGACAATCAAAAGTTTCCGCGACCATCTTCTATTGTCGGCAGTACTGATCAGTCTGCCCGAACGCTTCTTGCTTTGGCAAATGAGGCCGGGACAGAGCTTGTTGACAATCTTGAGGGCGGAGAGCCTTGGCAGAAGCTGCGTAAAGAGCACACCTTTGCCACTGTTAGCGGCACGGCAGATTACGCACTACCGTCTGACTTTTCCGGGTTATCCCACGATACCGAATGGGATCGGACAACGCGCTGGCCGTTAGCTGGCCCAACCTCTCCGCAAACATGGCAATCGGTCAAGTCTGGCATAACTGATAACGGAATGCGGCCAAAATACCGCATCATGAACGATAGGTTTTATCTATCGCCTACGCCAACGTCAGCATATACCGTTGCCTACGAATATACCAGTGCCGCTTGGTGTCAGTCAAGCGGCGGAACGGATCAATCAGAATGGCTTGCAGATACTGATATTTGCCTGCTTGATTACCGGCTCTTTTCCACGTCATTGATTTGGCGCTGGAGGCGGTCAAATGGTCTGGAATATGACCAAGAGTACCAAAACTACCTGAAGGTTTACAAGAACGCAAAGGCTCGCGACAAGGGGTTACAATCAAAGCTTGTTGGCGGCCCGGACGGGTACTATCCGTTCCTGACCTATGATAACGTTCCGGACGATGGCTATGGCTAATCGCGGACGGATTGCCCAAGTAGAAACGATACCGGCGCCAGTTGGCGGGCTGAATGGCCGTGACGCGCTGGCAAATATGCCTGCGACTGACGCTATTGTCCTGACCAATATGTTCCCAACGCCTTCAAGTGTACAGTTGCGGAACGGCTATGTCAACTTTGCTACTGGGCTTGGCGCTCCAGTTCAGACGCTGATGCCGTATGCCAGCCCGTCAGGCACCAGCAAGCTATGGGCAGCCACCAGCACCGCGATTTTTGATGCCTCATCCGCTGGCGCGGTCGGCGCTGCAACCCTAACTGGGAAAACAAGCGGGCGATGGCAATACACCAATATTGGTACGCCCGGAGGTTGGTTCCTCTACGCTTTCAATGGCTCTGACGATGCTATTCTCTATAATGGCACGTCATGGCAGTCCGTCAACTCAGGCAGCGCCCCAATTTCGGTTACGGGCGTCAATACCAGTGCAATTATAAACTGCACGGTTTATAAAAACCGGCTCTGGATGGTCGAGAAAGATTCATTCAGCGTATGGTATCTAGCGCTTAACTCCGTCGGCGGTGCGGCAACCGAGCTTGGTCTTAGCTCGCAATTCAAGCTTGGCGGCTATCTTGTCGCCGCTGCTTCGTGGTCCGTTGATAATGCTGGCGGCCTAAATGAGTATCTGGTATTCTTGAGCAGTAACGGCGAGGCTTTGGTTTACTCCATCCCCGACCCTAGCACGCCTAGCGGCTGGTCTGTGGTTGGTAAGTTCCGTGTTGGCCGTCCGATTGGGTACCGCTGCTTTGAGAAGTTTGGCTCTGATTTAGTATTGATCTGCATTGATGGTGTGATCCCCCTTTCTTCCGCCATGCTGACGGATCGGTCGCAAACACAAAATGCGGTAACTGACAAAATCCGCAACATCATTGCTAATGACGTTCAGCTTTATAGTGGCAATCAGGGTTGGCAAGTCCACTATCACCCTAATACCAATAAGTTGATTCTAAATGTCCCGGAGGCTGCAAATCTCGCCCATTATCAATACGTCATGAACACGCAGACCGGGGCTTGGTGTAAATTCACCGGCTGGAATGCGCTGTGTTGGGCGACTTACGGCGATTTGCTTGTTTTTGGCGGACTCGGCATTGTTGGAAAGGCCGATTACGGCAATTCCGACCAAGGCACTGCAATAACCAGCGATGCCAAACAGGCTTTTAACTACTTTAACTCTCCGGGGAATACGAAGAAGTTTAACATGTGGCGTCCGTTATTGCAGGCGAATGGCGCACCGGGTGCTACGCTTGGTTTTGACGTGAACTTTAAGGATGGCTCACAGCTTTCAACGCCCGCATTCGCCCCGACAACGACAGCAATATGGGATGTGTCGCCGTGGGATACTACCCCTTGGGGAGACTTGCAAAACGTCTTCACTGACTGGCAGGCGATAACTGGGGTAGGATTTTGCGGGGCGTTTAGGCTGAAGCTAAGCGCCTCCGGCATAACAATATCTTGGCAAGCCTCACAAATCATGTTTGAGGTTGGCGGCCTAATATGATCGTGCTTGCTGATTCAGATCAAGCCGCCGTTAAACACTTCGTCGGCAGCATAATTGATGGCGATGAGTGCGGCGACTTCGGTGAAGATGCGTATGGAATAGGTGTCTATTTAGATGGTAGGCTGGTGGCCGGGGTGATTTATAATCAGTACTACCCACGGCGAAGCATCCAAATGCACGTAGCTGCCTTACCAAAAACGCAATGGATGACAAAACAAACGTTACGATCATTTTTCAGTTACCCCTTTTGTCAGCTTGGTGTTAGAAGAATCAATGCTATCGTTGCGGAATCAAACCATCACAGCCTACAGATGAACAAACGCCTTGGCTTTGTGGTTGAGGGTATATTACGTGAAGAGCTGGATGGCGTCAATGCGATTATTATGGGCATGCTGAGAAACGAATGTAAGTGGATTAAGGAACGAAAAAATGGGTAAAAGCTCGGCACCGTCAGCGCCTGATCCTATGCAAACCGCACAAGCTCAGTTGCGTACCAACATCGGTAGCGCAACCGCGCAAAGGATTTTGAACAACACCAATTCGGTTGGTCCTTTTGGTTCGATGCGATACGGGTACACTGTCGATCCAAGCACCGGGCTGCCGACGTTCACTCAGACAACCGAGCTAAGCCCGCAGGTGCGCGCCCTTTTGTCACGGCAAATGCAGAATGATAGCCGGAGACAAGGGGCATATAATCCGGTTATTGATGCCTTTTTCAAAGACTACTACGGGCAGGCCGCTCCCGCAAGCGAAATAACAGACCTGCCAGCCAGCTTTGGCAACCCCGCAGACAATACCGGTGGAGCAATCAACCTTGGCGGATATTTGCCGGGCTATGGCGGAGGCACTGGCGGCGGTGCGGACAACACCGGAAAGCGTGACAATACGACCGGCGGCAACTCCGAAGGCCGTGATATTGGCGACCGGAACGGTGTTAGGAACGGACTCGACTCCAGCGGCGGCCTAGACGGCCCAGCCGGGGATAAGTCTGCCGGTTTTGGTATGGGCGGGCGCATGGGAGACTTAGGCGGCCTTGGTGGTGGAGAGAGCGGCGGCCTCGGCGCAAGCGATGGCAGCGATTCAAGCGGCGGCCTTGATGGCGGGGCTGGCGATGCTGGCGGCATGGGCATGGCTGGCATTGAACAGTATGGCATGCCGGTTGCTGATCCAAGGTCTCTCCCCGGTAATAACCCATTGATTACAGCATTGATGCAATCCTTGTCTAGCTATCGGCAGCCACAGCAAAACATGGCATCGCCGCAAATGCTTGCCCAAGTCATGCAGCAGCGGTACAGGAGTTGAGGACATGGGCGGGAAAACAACAGGCGCAGCAAAGCCGGTAAAGGCATCCGGGCAAGTGATGACAGGTGGCGGGTATCAGAAGTACGACATGCCCAACCTGTCGCCGCTCAATCAAGTCAACCCTGCGGCGGTCACCACGAGCAACCCAGTTGACGTTAACGTAGCGGACCTGAAAAGCACACAGAACATTGATACGTCGGGCATGGGCCAGCTGGTTTCGAATGTCGGCGTTGGTAACAACATTCAAACTGGCATCGACACCAGCAAGCTAGGCAACTATTCAACCGGCGTGAATCTCGGGAGTCTTCCGGGGCTGATTAGCGGCGAGGCCCTTGCACAGGACATGCAGCGCCAGCAAGACGCGCTCTATCAGAGGCAGGCGGCATACCTTGACCCGCAATGGCAGCAGCGTGAGCGCGACAATGCCACCATGCTTGCCAATCAAGGCGTTGTGCAAGGCTCAGAGGCATGGAACAATGCCATGGATGCGATGGGGCGTCAACGCTCTTTTGACTACTCGCAAGCCCGCAATGACGCCATCATAGGCGCGGGTCAAGAGCAGTCCCGCCTATTTGGCCTTGGCTCGCAAGCCAGAGGTCAACTCTACGGTGAGCAGCTTAATAACGCTCAGCTGCAAAATGCCGCACGACAAGCTATGTTTGGCGAGCAACTGCAAGCCGGGCAATTTGCCAATGCCGCTCAGGGGCAGCTATTCAATCAGGGATTGAGTAATGCACAGCTAGCAAATGCCGTCCGCGCTCAGCAGTTTGGCGAGGGCATGAGCAATGCGAACTTGCTCAATGACGCGAATTACAAGATGTTCCAAGCCCGTCTTGGCCTTGGGCAGCTCAATCAGCAAAACAACCAATTCAATGCTGGGGCAAGAAATGCCGCAGCGCTTCAGGCTCAGCAGCTTGGCAGTGCTCAAGACATCGCATCATTAAATGCGCAAAATCAACGCGACTTGGGAATCCTTGACGCAAACCGCAGTTTCGATATTGCGTCCCAGCAGGCGCAAGCGCAGAGAGACGCTGCGGCCCAAGCGGCAGCCTCTTCACGCTATGTTGCCGACAAGAATTATGATCTTGGTTTGAGGGGACAGCGCTTCAATGAACTCCAGTGGTTCGGAGGCGGCCCGCAAATTCAAATGCCCGGTGGGGCTGGCGGCGGAAATTCATCTGTTGGCAACCCTGACTTGACTGGTCTGGTAAACTCGAACTATGCGCAGCAGGTATCAAATGCGAACAACCAGAATGCCGCAGACTCTCAGCTGATAGGCTCGGCAATCACTGCCGCTATGATGATGTGGTAACATGATCGACGACCACAAAAAAGCAGTGCTATTTTTCAGCGGCGGCAAAGACAGCCTTGTTCTGTTACATCTTTTCCGCCCTCACTGGGATAAGATAACAGTGCTTTGGCTGAATACTGGAGCGACCATTCCAGAACTACAGAGACAGATGGACGAAATCAGGGAGGTTGTCCCGCATTTTCTTGAAGTTCGATCCGACGTGACAAGAAGCCATATCGAAAAGGGCTACCCCTGCACAATCGTCCGGGCTGAAGATATTGCCGTGCTGCCTGACATAAGGTATCAAGATCCTATTGTAAAAACCAGAAGCTTTGTTGATTGTTGCAAAGAAAACATCTGGCTCCCGAGCTGGGAAGCAGCCATAAAAACCGGGGCTACTCTATTTTTACGGGGGACCCGGAGAGCAGACAGACGGGCAAGCCCAATCGGCGCAGAGGCCACAATTGGCCCAATTACGATCTGGAACCCCTTGTTTGAATGGCCTGACTCAGCAATTTGGCAATATTTGCAAGAGCATGACATTCCTATCCCGAAATATTATAAGTATGGGAACTCCGGGATTACCTGCTATTCCTGCACGGCGTTCCCTGAGCATTCTCATGAGGTTTTGGCCTATCTTAAAGATTACGCCCCGAACCAAGGGGAGGAGTTGCGGTCAAACTTCAGGAAAATTCATACGATGCTGAAGCAAGATTTTGCTGTTATCGAGGCAAGCGCACATGGCTAACGTCGCAACCCCATCACCGTTTTTGTCGATGCCGCTCCAAACGCCAGATGCCTACGAGCAGCAGCAGGCCCTTGCCCGGCAGCGTGCGCTTGCGCAATTACTCCAGTCGCAACAGTCGCCGCAATACGACCAGAGGGGGATTATACCTCGGTCAGCCGGGATTGCTCAAGCCCTTCAGGGGGCCATGTCAATGCTCATGCAGCAGCGTATGCAGCAGCAAGAGCTTGATGCTCAAAAACAGCAATACGAGAAAGCCCAATCCATGTTTGGCCTTGGTCAGCAGCCGCAGGGGCCTCAACAGCCTCAGCAATCGCCGCTATCCAACCCAAACTACGGCGGCGGCCTTGGTTCTTTGACCGGCTCGCCGCAAAGTGATTTTGCCTTGTACTCCACGCTTGGGCCGCAGAAATATGCTGAGCTGGCCGCTAAGCGATATGAGCCAACCGAACGCATGCGTGATGCTCAGGGGTTTGGCATGTCGCCTCAAGAGGCTTCAGATTTCTACCGGGCTGAGCAGCGGCAAAAAGGTGTCATCAATGTAGCCCCCGGCAATACCGCCCTCATTCCCGGCCAAGATAGGCCATTTGTGGCACCAATGATGGACAAAGGGATTCAGGGCGGTTATGACCAATCCGGTCGATTCATGGCTGCACCAATCCCCGGAGCCTCTGAGGCGATAGCAAGTCAAGCCGGGGCAATTAAGGCGGCAGAAGCTCGCAATAGCCTGAACACCGTCCAAACTAGCACTGGTGCTATGGTGCCCGTCTGGGGTGGTGACATTGGCGGTGGACCTCCAGACTCAAGAAGGCAGCCTCAACGGCAAATGCCGCAACTGCCTGTGTCACCGCAAGAAGCCGAAGCGATTCGCCGTGATATGGCTCAGAATCCGGGGCAGCAAGCTGTTTTCTCTCCGACCGGACAGCCGAATCAAGGCATCCCACTGAATCAGGCCGGTCTACCTCCGGGCGAGATTCCTCCACGCCCGCCAGCGTCAATGATGGGCGGATTTGGGCAATCTACAGCTGCAAAAGTCGCCGCAGAAAAGGGTGTAGCCAACGATGCTGAACAATTGCAAGACCTTTTCACAAAGGCAGAGGCCGCGAAAAGGGCGATAGGGGAAATACATCAGCAACGCGGAGCTTTTGACGCTGGCGTATTTGCTGGCTGGGGCGCAGACGCAAAAGTAAAGGCTGCAACAATTTTGAATGGATTGTTAGGCTTGGATATAATGCCTGAGCAGCTGGTGAACACCGAAGTTTTCAACAAAGAAGCCAAGTCACTTGCTTACGCGCAACTTAAGTCAATGTTTGGCTCAAGCCAGCTATCAAATGCTGACAGAGAATCCGCATTACAGTTGATGGCGACATCGGCGAATAACCCTCAAGCAATCCCAAAGCTATTAAATATTCTGGAGTCTGGATTTAGGCGGCAAATTGAGCAAAGTAACAAACAGTGGGATTACGCCCGGTCACAAGGCTTCCCGTCGATGATAAATCGGAATGTCGAGATGCCTCCGGAGTATAAGCGCGAAGCCACAGTAAGCGCTCCTCCAAAAAACGTGGCGGCTCGGCCTGTTGCTCAGCGCCATTTAGATCGGCTTGGGGTCGAGTTAAGGGCTGGGGAAAAACGTGCAATCAAAGCCAAAAAAGAATTTATCGAATATTTTGGTGAGGATGCTTACCGCAAAGCACTGGGGGCCCTAAATGGCCGGTAATATGTTTGCCGCTCTCGATGAGCAGGAAAACCAGTTTGCAGCCGCGCCTGCTGATCCATCCATAGTAGACCGCCTACAAGCAGCGTCTGCGGGCGCCGTCCGTGGCGCGCTGGGGCTGCCGGGGCAGTTCGTTGATGCCGCATTGAACGTCCGAGATTTAGCGGCAGGCGCTGCCGGGCTGCCATATCAATGGGCGGGCGGCTCCATGTCAAGCCCCGGCCCAGCTCCAAATTGGGCCTCCCCAGTTGATCGCAGGAAATTTGTTGGCTCAACAGACTGGCTTACGCAGCAGGCCGAGCGGATCAACCCTGATCTAGTGAACCCTCGCAGGCCAGAAGATAAGGCAAGTCGCTACCTGATGGCCGCAGGAATGGGAATCCCGTCATTGGCGCTAGGGAAAGCTCAAGGCATGAGTAATGCCGCCAATTTGACAAGCAGTATCGGCGCGCCGGTTGCGGCCCAGTCAATGGCTGAAATCGCACCAGATAGCCCGAATGCTCAGCTGATCGCTGCCTTGGCGGCCCAATATGCACCAACAGCGGCAGCCGGAGCCTTGAGGCGCTCGATTCGGCCGAACGCAAAGGCGATGCAGGAAAATATTCAACAGTACGCTGATGCTGGCTCATTTCCATCGGTCTCCCAAGCGGTCAATACGCCGCGAATGTATGGTCTTGAAAATATCATAGCAAAAACACCCGGCGCTGTCAAGAACTATTGGGATTTCTACAGTAAGCAAAACGATAGTTTTGATCGCCGGGTGAATGAGCTGGCAAAGATTTTGGCAGGCGGGCGCGTGCCAAATGTTGAAAAAGCTGGTCAATCGCTTCAGGCTGGAGTTACGGCTCTGAAACCAGAATTGCAAGCCAATGAATCGGCGTGGCGGCAACAATTCGAACCGGCGGTAGCTGGAATGCAAAGCGATCTGCCGAACACCCGCCCAGCGCTACAGGCCATGCAGAATATTGCGCCGCAATCTCCTGATCTTTCGGCGATTTTGGCTACTCCAGTCATCAAGAAAATTTCTGGCACTGAAATCGGCAGAGGCCCGACAACTGTTAGTAGCCCCATACTGGATCGCGCTGGCAAGCCATTCACAAGCGAACAGCCTCCGCCTCAGGTAGGGTTTAACGATGTTTGGGAGGCTAAGAAGGCTGTCTCTCCCTATATGGCTCCGAGAGGGCAGATCAGCGGGAAAAACGCCACTCAGGTTCAGTCTGAGCAGCTCTATGGTGCTCTGAAATCCGACATGGATGAGATGGCAAATCGCGCCGGTGTTGGTCCGCAATGGCAGGACTACAACCGGAAATACCGGCAAGCCGTTGAGACCAAGAACGAGCTGGCACAAACCTACCTCGAAGGCAAGACGCCTGAACAGTCGTTCAGACAAGCACAGGGCGATTTGGCTCAGAACTTCAGTCGGTTCCGCGAGCTGATGAAAGCCATCCCCGGCAGTGATTACCGGCAGTTTGCTGGCGCGATGGTGGAGCGCCTTGGGCGCATGACTCCCGGCATGCAAAATGCAGAAGGCGACAACTTCAGCATGCAGACTTTTTTGACAAATGTCAACCGGATCAATAAAGACAATCCGAGCGCCCTCCGTGAAATGACAGGAAATCAAGCCGTTGCTGACGGCCTATCTCACATTGCCAAGGTGGCAGCCAAACAGCGGGAAGGCTCCAAGATTTTCCAGAATACATCTGGCACCGCAGCTGCCGCAGCAGGCAGGCAAAGCCTGCAAGATGTGACGAATGCAATGCTTGGTGGAGATGCTGGATATTTAGCCAAAACGCTTGGGGCGCTTGGCGTCAATAACCAAGCAAGCCGGCTACTCACCAATCAATCTTTTGTCAGCTGGCTAGCCCGCTCTACCAGTGTTAAGCCAGCTCAAGCAGCGCTGTTCAACGGGCAGCTTTCGGCCATTGCATCGAAAATCAAAGACGACAAAGACAAGCAAGCAATCTTACAATACATCAACGATTTGGGAGCCCAATAATGCCATATAACGGTTCTGGGACGTTTACCCGGCTATATAGCTGGACGGCAGATGCAGCGGTCCCATTAAACATTACTGCCAGCCGGATGGACGCCGACACAAATGACATTGTGTCAAATGGTTTGAATAATTGCTTAACGCGAGACGGGCAAGGCAAGCCGTCTGCTGACATCAACTGGAACAATTACAAGCTAACCAATGTCTCACGCTTAATAGTTGGCGGAACGGCTGACGACGGCTCAACCGCGTTTCAGCTGCACGGGGATATGTCGAGTGATGAAGCTGTTTTTACGCTTACCAATAGCGCTACAAACGGCCACATTGACTTTGTAACAAACGGATCAGGTCAGGTACGCGTCAATGGCGTGGCGCTTGGTTCAAATCTTAACGTGATTGCATTCTTTCAAGGGTACCTGTAATGGCAGCTTCTCCGGTCTGGGCGGCAACGCCTCGTTACACTTCTGTAACAATTTCCACGGCTAACACTAACCGGGATGGCAGCGGGACCATCACGACCTGTTTCACAGCTGGCTCTAGCGGCTCTGTGGCGTTTTCCTGCACGATATTCGCTCACAGCACCACAACTGCGGGCATGGTCAGGCTGTACCACTACGACGGCACTAACTCTTATTGCTTTGCCGAGATCCCGGTTTCTGCAATCACCCCATCTGGCACTGTACAGGCATTCAAGGCCGATGTCAACCTTGCTGACTTTGGGTTT